TGCGCGATCTGAGCCGCAGGCTGGCGCTGCGGGTGCGGCCTCCGAGCAAGCTGACGACGACGGCCTGGGCGACGGCTTACCGCTACCTCTCGGCGAAGGCAGCGGCGAAGCAGGGTAAGTGGAAGGGCACGCTGACGCCGTGGGTGGCAGGTATCCACGAGGCGCTGGACGATCCGCACATCCCGAAGGTGGTGTGCATGAAGTCGGCCCAGGTGGCGTGGACGGATGGTGTGCTGCTGAACTACATCGCGCGGCGCATTCACACGGACCCGTGCCCGATGATCGTGATGTTCGCCAAGGAGGGCGCGGCCAAAGAGTTCGAGGCGGAGAAGTTCACGCCGATGGTTGAGGCGACGCCCGTGCTGGCCCAGATCCTGCCGATCAGCAAGAGCCGGGACAAGAACAACCGCTGGGCGTTCAAGGGGTTCCCGGGCGGCTTCTTGAAGCTTGTGGCCTCGAACTCGCCCAGCTCAGTGAAGTCGACACCGGCCCCGGTGGTGGCCATTGAAGAGCCGGACGATTGCAACGAGAACGTGAAGGGGCAGGGGGACACGATCACGCTGCTGGAAGAGCGGACCAAGACCTACCCTCGGCGCAAAGTCATCTACGGTGGCACGCCCACGATCAAGGGCGCCAGCCGTGTGCAGGCTGCATATGAGGCGAGCGACCAGCGCAAGTTCTGGGTGCCTTGCCCTGACTGCGGTGAGCACCAGGTGCTGCAGTGGGACAACGTGCGCTGGACTGACACGGCTGACGTGCCCCATGAGGTGTTCGGGCGTGTGAACTTTGACAGCGTGGGCTACATGTGCGCGCACTGCGGGTCGATCTGGACGGACGCGCAGAAGAACCGCGCGGTGCGGCTGGGCGAATGGCGTGCCAGCGCGCCTTTCCATGGCGTGGCTGGGTTCTACATCAACGAGCTTTACAGCCCGTTCCCCGGCTCAAAGCTTGAGCTGCTGGCCAAGAAGTACTTGACGGCTGTGCATGCTGAGGCCCAGGGCGACGACACGAAGATCCGCAGCTTTCGCAACAACACCGAAGGCCTGCCGTATGAGTACACGACGGATGTGCCCGAGTCGAGCGACATCAAGACGCGTGCCGAGGGCTACGCCGAGTTCACGGTGCCTTGGGGCGGCTTGTTGCTCACTGCTGGCGTGGACGTGCAGCATGACCGCCTGGCCGTGGTGATCAGGGCATGGGGGCGCGGTGAAGAGTCTTGGCTTGTGTACTGGGGTGAGCTGTACGGCTCGACGCTGGTGCCCACAGCCGGCGCCTGGACGGACTTGAACGCGCTGCTGACACGCACGTTTGTGCATGCCAGTGGCTCTGAGATGAAGATCAGCGCCGTGTCTATTGACGGCTCGGACGGCAACCGCACCGAGATCGTCAACGGTTTTGTGCGGCCACGCAGGCAACTGCGCTTCATGACGGTGAAGGGCGCAAGCGAGAAGACGGACGACCGTAAGGAAATCTTCTCGACGCCGCGCAAAGCTGACGTTGGCCGCAGGAACAAGCCATCGAAGCAAAGCCTGGACACGTTCATTGTGGGCACGACGCGGGCGAAAGATTTGATCCTTGAAACGCGCCTGAAGCTGACGGGCAGCGGGCCTGGCCGCATGCATTGGTATGCCGCAGTGAGGCCCGATTACTTTGACCAGCTGGTGAGCGAGGTCAAGGCGCCCAGCCGCTTGAACAAGCTGCGCAAGGTGTGGACGCCTAAGGCTGGTGTGCGCAATGAAGCGCTTGACTGCGAGGTGTATGCCCTGCACGCCGCGCGGTCGATCAAGACGCACTTGATGCATGAAGTGCATTGGGAGGCGATTGAGCAGCGCCTGCGCCAGCGCTCGCTGCTGGACCCTGTTGTGCATGACGCCGTGAACGCGAGCGATGGCGGGCACGAAGAAGACGAAGACGAAGACGAACCAACCGCCACGGAATTGGGTGCCGTGGCCGAGGTGAGCAGTGCCCCGGCTGAAATGCTGCCGCTGTCTGAACCACTGGGTGCCGCTCCTCACGCAGCTCAGACGGTGCCGGGGGCCTATTCCGTACCGCAAACCGCACTGCCCGTGCCAACCGCGCCCAAGCCTGCCGCGCCGAAGAAGCGCAGCAAGTCCGGACGCCCGAAACCGGGCGGCTTCATGAACAACTGGTGACCCTCTATGCGCATCCCTCCGCGATTCACTGCTGGCGACACGGTGACGTGGTCGGAGCCCACCCTGCTCGACGGGCAGGGCCTGCCCGTGACCAGCACCGACTACACGCTCAGCTTCAGCTTTCGGGGCCCGGCTGTGCTGGCTGCGGCGGGCGATGTGGCAGGCGTGGCAGCTGGCACCGGCTGGGCCATGACGCTGCCTGGCAGCACCACCGCCGCGATGAACGCCACGAACAAGGGCGCGCGGTGGTGGTGGCAGGCCTTTGCTACCAAAGCGGGGCAGCGGCTCACGGTGGGCAGTGGGCAGCTTGTGGTGGACGCCAACTTCGCGGCGCTGTCTGGCCTGGTCGATGGGCGCAGCGCTGCTGAGCAAATCTTGGCGCAGATCGAGGCCACGATTCTGGCGCGCACTACGGGCGGCGGTGTGGCCGAGTACACGATCGGCACGCGCTCCATGAAGTACATGGCCATGACCGAGCTGCTGCAACTCAAAAGCCGCTACCAAATGGTGGTGGCCCGCGAGCGCCGCCGCCAGGCGTTCAAGAACGGGCTTGGCGCGCCTGACCGCATTGGGATCAGATTCAAATGAGCACCTCAACCCTGACCACGGCCAGCGTGCAGCTTGGCCCTGTGCGCACGCGCTCTGAGCCTGCCAACACCTCGTTTTTGGATGCATGGCGCGCGACCAATGGGCCCGAGGCCAAGCGCATGGCTGCGCGTGCTGGGGCTGCACCTGGCAAGCGCACGTATGCGGGCGCGGCTTGGGGCCGCACCATGTCTGACTGGGTGACCTTGTCGACCAGTGCCGATGCTGAGCTGTACCTGGGCCTGCGTGCGCTGCGTAACCGCAGCCGCGACCTGGCGCGCAACAACGAATACGCCACTAACGCCTTCAGGCAGATCAGCAACAACATCGTGGGCCAGGGCGTGCGCTTTCAGGCGCAGGTGCCCATGAGAAGGGGCACGCAGCTTGACAAAGCCACGAACGACCGCATCGAGCGCGCTTGGCAGCGTTGGACGCGCAAGCAGTTCTGTCATACGGCTGGGCGTATGTCGTTCTCGGCCATGGAGCGGGCGGTTATCCGCAGCGCGGCTATCAACGGCGAGATCCTGGTGCGCAAAGTGCGCCGTTCGTTCGGCGGCTCAGCGGTGCCCTTTGCGCTGGAGCTGATCAGCCCTGACCAGCTGGTGGACCAATGGAGCGGCTACAAGCCCACGGCCAATGAGATCCGCATGGGCGTGGAGGTAGATGAGTGGCAACGGCCCGTGGCGTACTGGCTGTACCCGCGCCACCCTGGTGACAACCAAGTGCAGGCTGCTGTGGCCAGCAACCAGTACATCCGGGTGCCGGCTGAAGACATCATCCACGTGGGCTTGTTTGATGAGCCCTGGCAGACGCGCTGCGTGCCCTGGCTGCACGCAACGATTGTGAAGCTGCGCCACGCGGGCGGCTATGAAGAGGCCGAGATTGTGGCGGCGCGCGGCGCGGCCTCGGTGATGGGGATCATTCAGACGCCTGAGCTGGACATTCCGGACCCGGCGGATGGCGACGACACCGACGACGTGGTCGACGGTGAAGGCGTGTGGGAGATGGCTCCCGGCCTGGTCAAGAAGCTGGGCCCGGGGGAGACCTTCACAGGCTTCAACCCACAGCGGCCCAACGCGGCCATGGACCCGTTCATGCGCTACATGCTGCGTTCTGCAGCGTGTGGCGCAGGCATGAGCTATGAGACCTTCAGCGGCGACTACAGCCAGAGCAATTTCAGCAGCTCACGCATGGCGATGCTGCCCGAGAGAGACAACTGGCGCATCTTGCAAGCCTGGCTGATTGAGACCTTTCACCAAGAGGTTTATGAGGCCTGGCTTGAGGCTGCAGTGATGTCTGGCGTGCTGAACCTGCCCGCGTGGGAGCTGCAGCCCGAGCTGTATTGCAACGTGCGCTGGATGCCGCGCGGCTGGGATTGGATCGACCCCAAAGAGATCCTGTACCACAAAGAAGCGATTCGCGCGGGCCTGGCCAGCAACACCAGTGTGCTGGGGGCTAAGGGCGTGGACATCGAAGACATGTTCGACGAGCGCGCCCGCGAGCTGGCTTACGCCGACGAGAAGGGCCTGGTGCTGGACACGGACCCATCAAAGGTCAACGACAAGGGCCAGGCGCAGGGCGCGGCCATGCCGGCCGATGGCACAGCCGAAGGCGGCGACCAAGGCGGCCAGGGCGCAAGTGCGAACGCTGGCGCCCAGGGCACCGGAACAACCGAACCGACAGAGGATTGACATGGCAAAAGACATTTATGTGACAGGCAATGTGACGGGCTATGTGCAAGGCCTGAACACCGCTGTGCCGGATGGCGTGGCGGACGACCTTGTTAACCGCAAGCTGGCGACGTACAAGAACCCCTGGACGCCCCCCACATCCTCAAGCAGCCCTGGCTATTCGGCGCTGCTCGAAATCGCCAGCAGCTATGAGCGGTCGAAGGCCAACAACTGCCGTGTGAATACTCCGATTCCATCAGCAGAGCTGGTTTCAAACACTGTGTATGCGACTGGGGCAGCGTTGCAAACGGCGTTCCCCGCGGCAGCCAACGCTGCAAAGATCGGCAAGGTCACATCCGGCAGCGGTTACGTGTTCTACGGGGGCAGCACAGGGGCGTGGGTGCAGCTCACTACTCCTACAGTTGGGTACGTCAACCCCGGTTCATCTGACCCTGCAAACTACCAGCTTATCAACCCGATTGCGGGTGTAGTCGATTCGTTTCCAAGCAATGGTGGCGCGCTGCTTACTGCGCCGTTGCGGTTGTTTGGGGCGTTCCCGTTTGCATCTGGTGGATACGCTAAGGCGGTAAGTTACTTTGCTTCCGGCGCAACTGACCCAACTGCTGACGGCACTGCTGCTCGTGCGGGGCGCTGGGCGCTCACCACTGACGACGTGTACCCCTGCTTGAGTAGCGGCGGCGGAAATCAATGGCCTCTCACTATTGACGACGGCACCGGCCCCCGCAGGGTGGTGGACCCTACATTGGTCGCCGCCCCAGCGGTACCCTGCGCGTTCAAGCAGACCTTGAGCGGCGGCGTGTATTACACGGTGCTGGACTTTAGCCAAGTTGGCGGCCGTAAGCGCAGGTACATCGAGATCCCTACTGTGTTTGATAACATCATAGGGCGGATCGGTATTAGCGGCTCGGCCACGTTTTACCCCACGCCGGTGCAGCCGCAAATCGTGCACCTCGCGGACTCTGTCGGCGGTACGGTAGCTCAAGGTTCAGGTTTTGACTCTTACGCAAACGTGATGCAGGACTACAGCGGACAAAAAAACTGGTGGTTGTTTTCCGAGTCGGGCACCGGGTTTCTTTCTGGTAATCGAACCCATCTGCAGAAACTGCAGAACATCGCCAACTTTCCCCAACTTCAAAAAGTAGCGGCCTTCCTGATCGCCCCATCAGTAAACGACGGCAACGGTATTGCCAGTAGCACCTTCACTGCAGCGCAGATCACGCAAGCAGTGGTGGACGCTCTGACGTTCTTGTTCGCAAAATGGCCTGATGCCTACGTACTGATACCAGGGTCTACCGCAGGCACAGGCGCAACAGGTGTAGCCAGCCAGGCCGGGAATATCGCAAACGAGACTGCGGTTATTGCCGGCATCCTGCAATACAACTCCCCCCGAGTACTGTACTGGCGGGCGATGACTGACCCTGCTGGGCAGATGATCAGGGGTATTGGCAGCATCAACAGCCCCACTGGCCTTGGAAGCGCCGATTATTGGTTTGACACCAGCGTATCTAACGACACCACTCATCCAGCTACGCAAGGCCACTTTATTCTGGGTGCTGAGCGTAATTTGCCGAGCATGGTGAGCGCAGTCCGCGCACTTGTGCCCAGCTCTACATAAGCCCGCACCCCTAGCCACTCAAGCAACCCAAGCCCGCACGAGTAACCACACCAAACCCCACCCCGCCCCGGGCAACCGCGGCGGGTTTTCTTTTTGGAGAACCGCATGTCTGCAGTCCTTGAGCAGCCGGAGGTCAAGCGCCTCAAGACCGGCGACAAGATCAAGCCGCTGGCTCGCAACATCACCATTGCCCGCGCCGCAGTTCAGGCGTCCGGAACCGAGCCCGGCCAGGCTGAGGCCACACCGGCTGTGCCCGGCCTTGACCTGGCAGCGCGCACCTTGCAAATCAGCTTTGCCAGCGAGGCGCCGGTTGAGCGTTGGTTCGGCGACGAGGTGCTGAGCATGGACGCCAGCGCGGCCGACATGAGTCGCCTCAACGATGGCGCCAACCTGCTCTTCAACCACGACCTGGACGACGTGCTGGGCGTGGTCGAGCGCGCTTGGCTGGGCGGCGATGGCAAGGCCTACGCGGTGGTGCGCTTCAGCACTGACGACCGTGGCGAGTGGGCCCTGCAGCGTGTGGCTGAGGGCGTGTTCCGCAACGTCAGCTTCATGTACTCGGTCAACGCGTACCGGATCGATTCGGAGTCTGAAGACCCGTATTACGACCCCGATGCGACTTACACGGCCACCTCTTGGATGGCTTACGAAATCTCGATTGTGAGCGTCCCTGCTGACCAAACGGTTGGCGTGGGCCGCGCCCTCACGGTCGATGAAACGAGCGTGACGGTATCTCTGCCGACGCGCTCTCAATCCCCGGCTCCTGCCGAAACTCAACTCTCTGGAGAAGACATGTTCCAACGCAAAATGCGCTTGCAAGAGCAAGTGATTGAGCGCTCCACGGGTGGCGGAGCCGCCCCTGTGCAAGCGCAGCCCGCAGCCCCTGCTGTTGACCCTCAAGGCCTGAGCCGTGAGGAAACCATCGCCGCCGTGCGCAAGCTGGGCGAGAAGTTCAAGATGCCCGACCTGGCCGACATCTTGATCGAGACGCAAGCCGACATCACGCAGTCGCGCACCGCGTTCATGCAGGCCACCGGCAACGCTGGCCAGCGCCCGGTTGCCTCGCCTGTGGGCGAGATGAGCGCCAAAGAGAAAGCCTCTTAC